AAACATTTTTTTAAACTTTTCCAAAGCCTGGTTTCCGGCTTTACGGTCATACTTCGTCTTGTCTCTCACCACTCTTGGTCGATACTTCTGTGATGTCCTTAAGTCCTTCGCTATCGGATTTGGTTTTTTCCTGAACTTCAAGAACCACTCCTGTTTTTTCTTCTTTGAATTTTCCATCCAATCCTAACTCTTTTAATGATTTTAAAACGTCCTCACGGGACATACTATCAATACTGCCTGTTCTAATTTCTTTACGGTCAATGTACAGTCCGGCCGCTTGCCCTCGCAGGCGCTCAGCATTAACAGCAGCACTAAAAGACTTTTCCACCAATGACTTCTCACGCAGTCGTGCCAGCTCCTGGACATGTTTTTGCAGTTTAACTTCATGTGTCTTCTCCAATTCAGCTCTTCGTTTAAGTACAGCATCCACCACCTTAGGGAATCTCTTTCCATTCAACAGCTCTGATGCCGTCACGTTTGCTCGTTCCTCCTTATACCCAGCCTGTCTTGCGCATTCCGTTGGAGTCAACCGTCCTTCATTCTCTGCATAGATTTTAACAAACACGCGTTGCTTATCAGTGAGTCCATCACTCCTAATTGGGTGTTGTATGGCCCCTCCTGTCTGCCTTTTTTTAGCCACAATGGTGGCACCACTAGTGGCACCTCTCAGCCTTTCATCTACCATCGAATTCCCCGCTCTATAGTTGAGTTTTTGCTCATTTGTTTTATTATTTGTAACAAAAGTTGCTTGCGTCGTTTAGAGTAGTGCCACCCTAGTGCCACCATATAAAGCATTGATATATATAAGTTAATCAGGATTTGTGGCACCATGGCACCATATCCCGGTCTTTTTAAAAATAAAAAAAACATTTTAGCAAAATCTCCACTAGTGGTGCCACATTATAGGATGAAAAGTGACCGATTTACGCCATTCCGTTTTCCTATCCAGTGGCGCCTCACCAATTGATGTATTAAAGCGTGAATATGCGCCTTGGATCTCGACCCACTCAGCTGTTTCAGCTCCTCATAGGATGGTGAGTATTCATTGGATTTAATAAAACCCTTAATAATATCATAAAGCTTCTTCTGCTTGGGTGTGAGCCCTGCTTTATCTTTTGTCTTCCATTCCTTTTGCGTTTGGATGTCCATAATAATCTTTCCTCACTTTGGCAACCATTTCACCGTGACCAATATCATTTGCCACTTCAGGCGTGATTGAATCATACAGTTCACGTTGCATCTTCTTTTCTTCAGCACTTAGTTTCTTAGGTTTGTAGTAGTTTTTCCCTAATCTAGCCCATGTTACACGAATTCCAACAGGAGGGCGAGTAATTAATACTCCGTGCTTGTTCTGGTGTGCCCCTGTCCACGTTCCAGGCGCCTCATACTTTTCAACCACATACTCATGGCACTCTTCCTGCGTCGCGAAGGAAACCTGTTCCTTGCTGAGCAGCTCTGCATCTTTCCACACGTTAATCTCGTATTTGTCCATAGCTTTTCTCTAGATATTCTATTTCCTTAACCCAACCTTTAGGTATAGTAATATATCTCCCTCCCTCCTTATCATCGTCTTTTTCTTCTTGCGGATCCATGCACCAGGATCCCATAATTGTAACTCGCTCATCATCGTTCCTTATCATCCAGCCAATATCAACACACGTTGCCAGCTTGGCATTGCGCATTTTAGAAAGAGGTATCCATCCCGTATCGCCGTCCATGGCGTCCATCCAGGTGATGCGGACCATCGGCCAGCAACCCGGATATTTACTCGAGGGTAAACTGCTCTTCTGTTCCTTCTCCGTTTCGTTCGAATTTTGCATTGTCCTCATCGTCTCTGTGTCTATGTCCTTCTGTTATTACATCCATGATCTGCGATTTTGTCTGAAGACGAACCTCATAATCCTGGAATACCACCACCCAAAAGCGTGCCTCACCACCCTGTGAAGTAGTAGCTTTGCCTGCCTTGAAGTTTTCCACCGTTTTGCGGAAACCCATGGATAACAGTTCTAGCAGTCTGGACTTAAACAATACACGATCGGACATATCCTCAAAACGAACGTACCATGAAGGCTTCTCCGTCAATCCTGTCTTTGGATTGATGGCGCCGTCCTCCACCTGAAACATATCTATGATCTTCAGTGTTGCCATTAGTTCATCGTATCCTTGCTATTCCAATTCACGGAGACTGAGGAATACTTGTCCTGAATCTCCTTCTCATCGAAGCCCTTCATAACTGAATTCTTTCGACGCTCCTGATAACCTTTGACAAAGTCATCAATTATCTCCATCATCATCATCGTTGGGAATTGAACCCCGTGCGCCCTGACATGACTTAGCTTGTCAAGGACTTCCTGGAAGTTGTCCCCCTCCTCCTCACTCTTGTGAAGAATCTCCTTAATCTTTTTTATTGCTTTTAATAATTCTTGCATTTTTTATTCGTATTCCTTTCTCATCTGCCGCCTTCTTAATTATATGCATCATTTCTTGTCCCGGTCCACGATGCATGCTCAACCCCATACGCACCAATGCGTCATAGTAGGGAATCCTTATCGCCACGCTCTTGTATTTCGTCGTGTCAACCATTCACTGCGTGTGGGTATGTTGGTTTAATGTAGGCCCCATTGCCTTGTTGCGCCACGGCGAAACTCACCCTCTCGCCACGCGTCCTGTAATTGTAAATGTAGTTGATGCGTTCCATGTACTGGGTTGCGCTGTTGCACTTGTACAGTTCACTTCTGCATTTTTCCAGTTGGCTGCGGAAATGCTCCTTGTTGAAACGGCCATCCCTCATCGCGATTATCAACGCCAAAATAAAGGAGCGGTCGTGGTAAAGAGGAGTATAGTCCTTGAGTGAAATGAAAAAATCAGCTTTTTCAACCGCATCCGCGAGATTTTTTATCTCAATTTTTCCTTTTTTAAAAACACCCATGGATGTTTCCTGCATTGGCCTGTTGCACAGAAGATCTATGTTGATCTGGAATGGAAAATTATATCTTTTCTTGAACCAGTCAAATGTGTGATAGGGACCAGTCTCATCTTCCTCCGTGGTCATGAAGGAATGAAGATAGTCATTCATACTCCACGGCCTCACGGTTTCATTGATTGTTCTGATCTGGTCCACCGTAATGTCCGCGTCATCCTCTCCAATGATATAGTGAATGGGATATCCACATTCCTTGGCCGCCATAACGCGGTGCTGTCCGTCCTTCACCACCAGGCATGGAAAAATAACATTTCTTTCCACCACCAGTATGGGCACGGGAAGGTAAACCTCCCTCATTGATTGCACGAGCTTATCCACGTGCTTTTGGTTGATTGGCCTGTTCTCCTTTAGGAATTTGAACTGGTCATAGTCAGTTGTTGTATAAATCTTAGTATTCATTTCATGTCCTTTCTAAATACTATTTCTTCCACGAAAAGAACTTTCCTTCCGCAGCAATCCACACGCACACTAACGCGCGCGAGGAAACTCTTTAATGTAATTTTTTTATGCATTAACTCCTTTAACTGGGCCATCCATCGTGAAGTGCACGTTGAATGCCATTGATCTTCTTTCTCCTTCGCTCCGAAACGGATAGACCTGATGCGTCAGCCATGACGGAAAGAGATAAAAGTCTCCAACCTCCGGCTTAACAATATAACTATGCCGCGCAAAATGATTCGGCATGGATCCAAGGAACTCCAAACATCCAGCTGTTGGATGATGGTCCTCCTTCGCATATTCCTCTTTGAATCCTGGTGGAATCTTGAGGAATGCCACCCCGGATAAATTGGCGTCATGAATATGCATGGGATTAAAATCCCCTGCGTACTGACTGACCACCCAAACGCGGAATGCAACCTTGCTCCCTTCAATGGGCTCCTTATCAATCGTGTGCTTGTAGTACATCTTGGACATCGTGACGAGAAACTCCGGAAAATTTGGAATCTTGTTATGGTCAATTGCAATTTCCTTCTTGACATTTCCCGCAAGATTGTGTGACCAGTCGCGCTCCTTACTCAGCTTCTCATCATGAAGAATCCTATCGGCCTCCGCATTGAAAAGGTTAACATAGCCTTGCGGCATCTTAACCTTCAGAATGCTTGGGCCGAAGGGCTGGTAGATGTCATACTGCAACTCCTGCTTAGTCACCGTTTGTTCCTTCCCATTTGTCAAAGTCAATATCATCGTCTTCACCTTCGTCAATGATGTCAGTGATCTTCTCGACGATCGCTTCCTCCTTTGCATGCAATGCCTCTAGCTTATCAAGCTCTTTCCTGATCTTTTCTAGAGGTGTTTTCTTTTTAGCCATAATTGCCTCCTATAGTTTTTCAATTTTTTCAATCCACTCCCTAATGAGTGGCTTTCCCAACTGCATTGGACCTTGTAAGTATTGTCCCGATCCATCCTGCGACACATATTTCAGCGTGCGGATCATTGCGTCTTCTTCATTCTTAGCGCGTATCGTATAAGCGAATGTATATTCCCTCTTTGTAATAATGCTGTAGGTATTCTTTTCCTCGCCTTTCTCAACATGGAACGTATCCATCCCGCCAATGCGTTTCTCAATCTTGCCTTCCTGCGGACGATCAAATGTGACTGGTTTTTCCTTGAGCGTCTTAGCGTCCTTGAGTGCCTGTTCAGTTCGTTTTTTACGAATCTTATTTCGCTCGGCCTGAATGTGTTTTTCTTTCTGCTCATTCATCTCTTCACGACATTGCGCCTATAATCCAGAGTGTTATAAAAAATGCCACTGCTATTGTTCCTGGGTCCACACTACCTCCTTAAATTTACTGCTGCGATCTCATCTCGAAAATCTCCATAGCGGTACTCTTCCATGTCATCAACACCGTAGTCATACCGGCGCATGAGAATTGCCATGACACGCCTAAGCTTAAATTTTTCTTCAGGCTTATCCTTCAATTCATCCTTTAATTTCAATAAGTTATCGTAAATCATATTCCTGCACACTTTGAGAGGGACCACATGATAATTGTTATGAGACCCACCCAAAAAATTAACTGTCCTATAAACCATCCAATCATAAAATCACCGTCAGTACGAATATTAGCAATGATATTTTTATTGGCACAACAACAAACCAAAATACTGTCCACATCATATTCTAACCGCCCAGTATTCATAATCCATATCATCGTGTCTCTTTTGAACCATTGTAATAGCATTGCTATAGCATGAGTTTCTTACATGTGTCGCTAATTTCTTGACCCTGTTAAGATCCAATGTTGGTGATAGCTTTTGCTGGTTGGGTGAAAATAAGAATCCGCGGTAATACATAATCTTATCACCCTTACGCGACTTGCTTATCCATTCGTCAAACTTTTTTAGACTCAACATTGAATCTCCTATTATATCTCTCAACGACATCATCCACCTTCTTTCTATCTTTCATTGCCTCGTCCAATATGTCCAGTGCGAATGAGGTACTATTATTTTTGATTGATAAAGCACCCCATTTCACTGTAGCGACGAGCATTCCTGCGAGGCTAGCATAGTCGTGTTGGGCTATTCCTCGGTTAATTCCTTCATACTTTGTAACTGTTATATAATCTCTTGCTCTCATAATCTTTTCTTTTTTTAAGGTGGGCCGCCCTGACCGACCCACCCTTAGGAAATCATAATATGTCTAACTATAT